CAAATGTCGTTTACTATATTTACAATTGCTAGTAATATCCCATATTTGAACAAAGTCTTTATCGTGTGCTTTACGAATCCCTCGTCCAATACTTTGTATTACTCTTACAAAACTTTTTCCTGGTTCTATTAATACAAGATTAAAAATACGAGGAATATTAATACCAACAGATGCCACACCATATGTTGCTATAATCAAACTATCATTGCTTGTTGCTACTTCATCATATGTTTCTTTTCGTTCTTCATTTTTTGTGGCACCCCTTACAAACATGGCGTCTGGAATTCGTTCTATTAGCATCTCCCCTGTCTTAATTCGATCAATTAACACAAGTGTATTACCGGCATTTGCTATATCCTTTATCACCGTTGCTAAATAATCTATTCGATTAGCATCAGTTGACAGGTATTTTAACTCACTCGGGTAATTCGGATACTCCACATCATCTTTTAATTGCAAAACTTTAACTTCACAATTACTTAACACACCTTGCTCTTGTAACGAGTGTGCGCTTATACGATTTATAACTTCACCGAGGCTTGCTTTAAGACTTATGAATTCATATTCTGCTTTTGGTATTGTTCCTGTTAATCCCCATCGTATGGGCACATTAGCAAATACACCAGTGAGCAATTCTTTTAGCACATCTGCTTTTGCTTGATGTACTTCATCCACCATAATACAAATAACACTATCAATAAATTCTTGAATATTAATATCAGCGGTTTTCTTTTTGCTTTTTTTAAGCAAAACATTTAACGACTGCCAAGTACAAATGGTATGTTGGTGTCCATAATCCTTTCGGTCACCATAAAACACACCAACATCCAATCCTATATTTCTATAGTCTTCTTCTGTTTGCGTTACTAGGCTCTTATTAGGTACTATAACAATCGTTCTACCGTACTGCTCGCATAACTTACTTAATGTGGCAGTAATAATTGTTTTACCTGCGGCTGTTGCAATCTCTTGTAAACTTTGCAAGTGCTCTAAAAAATTATTAATAGCATCTATTTGATAGTCTCGCAATACAATATCTTGTCCTTCATGCGTATGCCCTTTTGGCCATTGAATGCTACTTAAATAATTTTCGTCTATTTGCTCAAACTTTAAATTCCAAGTCTGCCTGTGATCATCAATCTCAATATCATATCCAGCGTTCTGAAGTATAGGTAGCAGAGTATCCAACAGATTTAAATAAGTTCTACCGCCTACATCGCAAAATCTAATCATACCGTCCCATCGTCCTAACTTATACGCAGGCATATGATAAGCATATGGCAACATAAATTTAAGAGCGGCAGACATTTTACGGCGAGTAGCCGGGTCAACGTTATCTATTTTAATATTAACTTCGTCGCGAATGATTAATTTTGCTGTAGCCATAATACTATTTTATACTAAAACGGAGAAAAAGTCAATGTAAAAAACCCCGGGTTGCCCCGGGGCCACTGTCCGCTCAGACAATGTAAACTTTATGATACAACTGGCCGCCGCCGCATACAGGTCGTTTCAACCAGTCGTTTCCACTTATCATTCGCCGGTGCCATCTTGTATAAATCAGCAACCTTGAGCACCATTCGAAGTGACACTTCACGCAATTTGTCTTTGTTCTCATCGATGTAATCGACAAGCATCTGGTCTTCACCTTTTTTAAGCCGGTGTTCCTCGAGCATACCGTCTCCAACAATCTGCTTAATACGCATCATCTTGTCGCGCATTGTATCCAGTGTCAGATCCAAGTAATGACAACGGGAGATAATGGCTTCCAAGTGATCCTTGATCTTACCAATCCGGTTGCCCTGCGTTATCGCATCAAACTTCAGGTTTGAAATAAAGATGATCGAACCATGGAATTCAAAGTGATCCGGGATTCCCTCTTGCCGCAGTTTTGAGGAATCTGCGTTCCAAAAAATCCTGCGATGCTTGCCCGAGTCGAGAGCACCTTTGAGAATGTTCAGTGCTAGTTCATCCCAGAGGATTGTATCGCAATCATCCAATACCAGCACTCGTCCTTTGTCACTCCAATTATAAAGGAGGGCATACAACCCCAAGGCAGTCATTGCGCCTTTGACGACCATATACTTCGGTGACTTGTTGGCCAACTTATTAAACATATGATGTTTTTCGAGAGTGTTCTCTACACCATATGATTTACCAACTCCCGGAGGGCCGGACACGATCATACCCCGCACAGTGCCTTCCATTGCGGCCTCGGTCATTTCCTCGAGAATGTCAAATCGTTCACGAATTCGCGTAATCGCCTCTTCGTCTGATTCAACTGGCTTGGCCCGTTTACTTGGATCGGCTGGGCCGATCGGTGTATCACCAGATACAAACTCATATGCTGACTTATCAGCAATCTTGATCTGCGCCTTACCGTTGCTTGATTTGTTCCACGGATGGCCAGAGAATTCTGAACAATCTATCGTGATCGAATTTCCCCGTTTGCCCTTGGTAAAATCCTTGAGCAATGGGAAAACCATATCCTGTACAGGCTCATTACGATACGAGCCAGTGACCTTTACTAAGACCTGAGCGGACATATATAGTTTCCTATATTGAAATTAAAATATTGCTATCCATAAAACGATAGCACCGATGATGGCACAAATTGCCAAAATAGCAGTAACCAGAAAACTCGCTAATCCTGGTAGGAATTTAACCACCAACACAAGCAAGATTAAAAATAGTAGAACTTCTATCATTATGTATACATTATACTACAGACCGCGGATCTGTCAATCTTAACCGGGTTATATTAGCAATTGCTAATATAAGGATATCCTAATATTAGGAAACTCTTATATACGAAATACCCTAATTTTTATCTGGTTTTTAAATATGGTTCGAGCAAATTTGTAATATTTGCGGCGCCCACTGGATTAGCACTATGTACATTAAAATCAAAATCAGCAGGCAGAATATTGTTATCCAAATCTTGCTCTATTAACCATTTAGCAAAATCATAACCGGTTTTAACATTTGCATCACCTAAGTCATGATCGAAACTAATATAAACTGGAGCGCCAAACCTCTCAACCATATCTACTGCTTCATCATATGATCTTGCCAACAACCATCCTGGTGTATTTTTAAGACCTGAGCCAAAATGTGCCGGGGCACGAACATCATCGAGATACATCTTATATCGCACGGTTTTTCCTTTATATAGAATTCATAAGCACTGACATTTGTTCGTGTAATTTATTTTTTTGGCCGAGTTGCCGTTCAAATGCCGCATTTATAAATTTTGATGAAAGTGCCATATCTTTGATGAAATCCTCATCAACAATATTTATATCATTTTGCTCAGCAATGGTACCTATTGCATCAATACATGCATTTACCATATTTGTCGCCCTATTATTATTATTATACATAATACTCTCCTTATGTATTATATAATAACAAAAAAACTAGATTTGTCAATTTTAACCAAAAAGAAGGATGCCTAGGCATCCTTCTTTACAATTGGTTAGACTTCTTTTACTTTCTGTACTTTTATATTATCTTAATGTTACACAATCTAGCAAGCATACTCTTACTCTATTTACACGCACCTTATGCCTAACCATATATATTTATAAAAACTTTATAATATATTTTCGTTTTTAAGTACTTCTACATCATTTTCATTGAGCGATACAAACGAGCTCACGTTTAACTCTAGAATGTTTTCACTTATTGTGACACGGTTTCGACGAAAATCTGACAATTTTTCTCGATACTCTTCAAGACCCAATCGAACAAGTTTTTCATACCGACCAATTAAATTGTTTAATTGTACCCGTTTTGTTAACAAAGTGCTAACACCAGTTTCGACATTTGCTTTGCCAACTTTGTCTCGTAAACTATACAACACTAATTCTAGTAGTTCGACGCGCTCTAACCGTCCACGCAGCCCATTAGGATTTTCTGTATCTAAATTAATATCACTAATAGCCTGTCGAATTTGTTCCTGTAAAGTTGCAGCTTTACGTAAATTAATATCCATTACAATCCTCCTTTACAATATTATTGTTTATATTATACACTATAGATAATGACGCTGTCAAGTAAATTATCTACTGCTATTACTTATTCGGATTGCCGTAAAACATATTGATTTCAGAATCTTCAAGGCCAGCAACTCGCAATTTTACAATGTTGTTAATCTGGAATTGCTTTGCCTCTAGTGCTTTTAAGACTCCGAGGAATTGATTGCGTAATAACCCAAACTCATTTACTAGCTCAGTTTGGTCTACTATTATTTGTTCACCGTCAACAAATGCTTGAGCATCACGCGAACTTAACTGCCTATTATAACTTTCTAAATAAGTCCTAAATGTCTGTGCTCGTAATTTTCGTAGATGTATATTTAGATGTTCTAAAATTGCTTCAATTTCTTGCAATTGAGAAAATCGCATTTGCACAAGTGCAGGAATTGCACTAGCGGCCTTCTCGATACTGCCCTGAAATTTAATTTCTGATTGTGCTTCGGCTAATTGCCCTTCATAATGCTCTATACAATTAGGAAGGGCAATTATATTA